TGGATTACCCTTCTTACCCTTTCGGACAACAGCGGTTCCAGTCTTAAGTCTGGTAGACAGTGTCTTAGCGAGTTCTTTGTTCTTTTCCGTTGGTTCCAAAGAAATCATACGAGGTTCTGTTTCACCTTTGATAATCAGAACGACATAGATCTTTTGTCCTTGGAAAGCATTGATGACTCTTGCTTCTGGGATATCCAATGTTTCAATTGCTACAGGGTATCCAAAGTAGTTAGGAATCTTAGTCGATGTGAACCAGTATCCGAGGTAGAGGCAGGGGATAAGTGCAAGAGCAAGTACCCACCTGTTCACCAAGAGAATTGCTGTGATCGCTAAAACACCAAGGAATGTTAGATAGAGAATGATATCCATTATGGTCTTACCACTGAAAAAAGAGGAGTATAGGTGTCGTTGGTATTACTGATGTTACCCCTGTCATCCATATCGAAATTCAGGATTGTTTCTTCATCACCATTAGCAACGACTTCTACAACCTTGTCTGTGACTTCGGAATAAGGATTCAATCTTCGAATAGTGACATGAGCTTTTACTGGATCACCATTTCTGTTGTTGTAACACATGACGTTGACAGTGAATGTCCCAGGGATGATACGTCTGATATTGGCTACTTCCCTCCGAAGAGGGTTAGTAATCGTAGTGCCATCCTGAAGAGTTACCGTATTGTTAATACCAAGATCATCTCTGTCTAAGGTAACAATCTGTGAATCCTTGTGGGCAAAATAGGTGATTGCACCAGTAGGATCTAGTACCCACAGATCGATATCAGAGTTACTATTGTCTTCCCAAGTCAATTCAATGATATACTGAGAGGGATCAATGATGTTACCCTTCTTGGACTCTTCATTAATGAGAGCATAAGCTAGGATGAACAGACCAATGAACACAGTGACGTAATAGACATAGTAATCCAGATAACTTAATAGGAATTTACCCTTGACCATCGATATCGACCCCCAACACGAAGAACCTCTGCTGATCCAATAGCCAAGCACCACCAAGACCAAAGAGTGTAGTAATCTGAGCAGTACCAATACCATTGAAAACAATGAGGATCATCTGTTTGGTGTCAGAGATTCCACTGTAAGCTTCTTTGAACAACCAGTAGGTTGCTAGGAGAGTTCCAATAAGACCAAGACCCATAATACTATTACTAAGATGCTTAATAGTGGGAACCGTCTCTTTTTTACTGAAAATTCCCAAGCCAATATAAGCGCTTGCATAAACATATACACCGGTAGTAATGAGAGAAATTCTAGTTGGGTCATTGTTGATCATCCAGTTCAATCCGTCGTAGTATATTAGCCCGTAGGCTGCTACGAACAAACTGAGGGAATTAAACACGAGCCATTTGTACAAGCTATCCATTTATGAAAACCACTCTGTTGGGATGTTGTCTCGACCTACACAGAACTCAAATCCATTCTTCTGTGCCCAATCGCTTTGTTTAAGGAAGGACCCATCCTTTCGTTTAGGTCCGATTTTACCATCTGTATGGAATACGATATAGAACTTATGCTCTGGGTATTGCTTCTTAACTGCAATCATTTTCTGTCTGACTGCATTATCGAATGCTCTACCGTTACCTTTATATTCGATGTAACACTGAGTACCGTCTGACTTCTTGAACTTAATAGGGAAATCAGGTCTATAGGTATGCTCAGTGGTGTAGGGGAGTGTTTCTGTTTCGTATTCTACACGGAGGTCTTTAGGGAGTATAGCTTCAATATGTTTAAAACATTCGTATTCACTTGGATTCTTGAATACCCTCTTTCCGTACTTGTGTACTTCCTTCTTTTTTCTTGCTATTATAAATCTCCAATGCTGCTTTCATTATATATTGATTAGCTTCATGCAAGTTATATAGAACATCAGTTCCATGTTTATATCCCATAGGATATTTCAGTGCATTAATGCTGTTTGCTATTCTGAATAGTCTGTCTGCGTCGGAGTCCACAATTTGACTTCCTGTTTCTCTTCATCCCAATCTTCTGCTCTAAGGATACGAGCACATCGGGCTTGGACTAGTGCGTCTTCTTCTGTCATGTCTACAGACTCAAACAGACTAACCACTGTTTGCCACGTAGGAGCCTTCTTAAGAGCATCTTCGGCTTTCTTGGGTCCAATACCCTTTGCGCCTGGATAACCGTCTGTCTGGTCTCCTACGAGTGTTTGATACAGATGCCAATAGTCGGCTTCTTCTTTGGAATACCATTTGACTTCATTACCCTTGAAGAGATATCCAGGGATAGTCTTCAGGTCTTTATCTTCAGAAATAATAACAGGATCTTCAATGGTTCCGTTTGTTGCGTAGATTCCACAAAGATCATCCCCTTCGAGGTTCCGCACAGAGAGTGCGTTTCGTTCCTCTATGAGGTAGTCTTTGAAGGCTCTTAGTACCAGCGGTCTACGCTTCCGTTGTCTTAGGATCTTGTATTGGGGGTACACCTCTTTTCTGAAATTATTTTCATCTGACAGGAACAATTTATAGTCTGTTGCATTCAACAGAGTCATATAGTTATTCAGTCTATAATCAAAACTATCAACGACTTCTTGAAACTTACAATGCCAAGTCCAATAGCCGTCTTTTGTTTCCGTTGCTACTTCTGCATAGAAAGCAGAGTTGTAGATCAGGAGATCGGCATCAAATAGAAGTGTTGTCAATCAGTCGTCCTGTTCGATAAAGACAGGCTCAACTGTTACGAAGAGACCGTCATCACGCATACGAGATGCATATCCTTCAGCAAAGGACTCAGGATCATTTACGTCATCGAACTCTCTGATCTCTTCCCAATACCCCTCTGTTGTGAGGCCGGAAAGATACACCATAAGGAGTTCGAGATCATACTCGATTAGATACTCTGTGTATTCAGAAATCATTTCTTTACCTTCTTAAATAGATCAACTATAAGTTCAAGTGCTACCAATGGCCAAAGGAATACCCCCGAAATGAATCCGGGGGTATTAAATGTGATGAGAAACGAATTGTGGGTTGCGTAGTAGATTGACATTACGAAGAAGCCAATCAGGATATACCCTAGTACGATATCTGTTACCACGGCAGCTTATCGTTCAAATCTTCAGAAATCGTAGACTTCTTTTCTTTGGTTTCCTTCTTAACTTCAACTTCTTCCTTTACGGTTGCAGTTTCGGTATTCTCTCGATCATATTCAACGAGCTTAGTTACTCGGATATTCTCCAAGCGATGACCCTTACCCTTGATGGTGTCATAGTAAGAGAAGTTAACCACAACTTCCGTACCATTACCGAGTTCAATAGGCTCACCCACTCGATTGATCTTCAATTTGTCAGCCTTGTTGTATTGACGAACCTTGGTACCATTGTCATCCTGATAGGAAACTTGAACTTCACCAGTAATCTCCGGCGGAGTGAATACAATGAGATCATCCTTAATGAGCTTCTTAGTCGGACGACGGAGGGTGATGTACTTACCAGAAACACCATCAGTGTCTTCCTTCGGCTGAAGCTCTAGACCAGTTGCTTTGAACTTAGTCCACTCATCTTCGTTAGCTGGATAGAAAGAGATCTTATAGTTTTCAGCTCCGAGGAAAGAATCCGGTTCGTATACTTTCGCCCATTTAATCATTCCACGAAGACTTTGATAACGTGTAGCCATGTATTTTTCCTTTAGTTAAAATTGACTTTAGCGAATTCGCCATAAATTTCTTTTGCTGCTTTATCGTACTCAAGTGCAGCTTCTATTTCACTGTTGAATATACCTAGATATTTACCACCTGCTGTTGCTCTCCACATACCACAATCTTTTTGGAAGGTAACACCTTTATACTTGGAGCTACCTTCCGTTGTTTTCCTATTACCCATATTCTGGGTGTGGGTGGCTTCTCTTAGATTCTCGATCTTATTATTTATCGTATTTCCATCTATATGGTCTATGATATCGGGAAGATACCCGTAACACAATAAAAAGATAATTCTATGCTCTGGTACGTTCTTTCGTCCTACCTTTACTTTACGATAACCTGCATCGGTATGGTAGTATCCGACTCGTTTCTGAAACCATCTTCCTGGTGTTATACAAAACAATTTACCATCTTCGTACCGAAACTTTTGTTTTATAAATTCTAGATTCAATGGATTCCTTTTGTTTATCGAATATTTCTGCTAAAAATGTCAGCCATTCTCTGTAGATTTGATTCCATGGCTTGATCTGCTGCTTGAGTGGTATTAAGTGCAGCCTCAACACTGAAATCCGGTACTTCATTAACAGGCTCTGGTCGTACAGTCCTTTGAGTTCTATTGAAGACTTGGTCTACAGTGAGACCTCCACTCATTGTCGTAGTCCAACTAGGATCAGGATGAACTTCTTCAACAGTAAAATTCTCTGCTACTGTACTGCTGAAAGCGCTTAGTCCTTCACCAACATCTACAGTCCTCATTGTCATTGGTCTTGCTCTACCTAGAGAACCTAGTTCTTCTCTTACAAATGTACCTGATACTGTATCGGTATAAAGATCGTCACCATACATTTTTCCGTAGTTGTAATATTCTTTCTTTTCTTTCTTACCCTTGAGTTCAAGACAGGGGGCTCTGAACACTAGGTCCTCACCAGTGACTTTCTTCTGTCTCTCGTTGAATATTTCAAACCTCTTGATAGCTTTGGGGAGGCCCTTGATATCATGAAGGTTGACAAGAGACATATAGTGGTTATCACGATCACTACGGTAGTCTAAACATTCTGTATCGACATAGCTTCCATTGTCATAGACCATGTTAATACCATAGTCGAATGATCTGATTACTTCGAAAGGGAAGTCCTCGTCGTCATTCTCTTGAAGACCGATTAGATCAATCCTCTTTCCTTCGAACTTAAAGCCCCATACAGAAGTCACTAGTTGACCAACTGGTTCAATTTCTCTGTATTTAGACTTCTTCCTAAGGTGTCCATAGTCCTTTGATTTGAGGATTACTCCCTCAATACCGAACTCCCTACCAAGACTTTGGATGAGATATTCGATATCCCTTGGATGTTTACTCGGAACAAAGAAGTCATAATCGTTGGGTACAAGTCCAAAGATTTCATCTCTGACTGCACCACCTGCTAGTACTGAGTTCTTATGACCTTCTAGATTTTGAATATAAGATAGAATTCCTTTAACTACGATGTCCATTAATGAATCTGAGAGTAACGTTCATTGAATTGAACATCACACCCTAGCTCCCTGTTAAGTTTGAGTTCTTCATTTAGTTGTTTCATTGCGTCTCTGATTAGTTTTTCACAAGGTTCTCTGAAGCCCTTCTTAATATGCAATACGAATTCGTCATGGAATGTTGCTGTAAGTTGTTCCCTTGTTTCCAAGATGATCTGAACCCACCTATCGAATACAAATGATGCCGTACCTTGGATGAGTGTGGAAAAGATATCCTTCTCATAACGAAGAGAATACCAGAGTTTAGAGATGGGATTAAGTAACCACATCTGATCGTTAATAGTCTTGACTGTTTGCATACTAGCAACCTTCTTGATTGCCCAATTCTTTTTCCAATAAGTCTCCCACACTTGTTTTGCTACTTCTATGGTAATACCAGCGGTACGAGCAAGCTTAGCTACACCAGCACCATACTGACATGAGTAGTTACCATTCTTGAAGATATCTCTAAGAGGTTTAACTTTCTTAGCAATTTCAATACGGACCTTATCTGCTACTTTCTTTTCATCCTCATCTAATTTTGAATACCATTTGTAATCTTCAGACTGTTGTTTTGAAATGGCATTAGCTAGAACTGCTAGAGACAAGTGAGGATCATAACCCTCAGTCGTCATTTCTTTCACGTAATCAGGATCAAGTGGATAGATATAATGCATTTTGAGACGATCCTCGAGAGAGGACATATCTGATCCGCACAACTCGTGGTCTTCATCTGAAATCAATGCACCACGAATGGATGAGGCATAAAGCTTATCTACTTTGGGGAGGTTTACGATTGTTGTGTGCTTAACACGAAGAGTATTAGTAAATCCTGAAATCTGTGCTTTGAGATAACCGTCTTCTTGGTCCCTCAGAAATCCATTAAGAATGCCAATACGATGTTGGAGAACAGACAGTCCATCCAGAAGTTCTAGCGATGGTTCTTTTTCATACAGATCTTTGATACTATCGCAAATACCCTTACCATGCTCTAGATTGATCTGAGGGATCTGTTTGACTTCCCCTGTCTCTTTATCCTTTTTCTCTTTAAATGTTCTAGGAACCCATCCTAGTGAATATAACCAGTCTTTCTTTTGATCAGTGGAGTTTGGATTACCCTCTTCATATCCTGTGATGATTTCGACTTCACCGTCATAATCAAGTGGAAGTCCTTTTTCACTAAGGAGTTTAATCCAATCCATTCCTAATTTGGAATAAGAACCGTCTTTATTAATAAATCGTTTAGGTTTAGTTTTGATGGAAATAGAGGGGACTTTAGGCATCACCTTAGTGAGTGCTGTTGTCTTTTCCTCTTGGATTATTTGGAGCTCTTCAAGAGACTTCTTAGTGAAGTCAACATCAAGTCTCCATCTGCTTTCTTCCTGAAGTCTTGCACACTTCATTTTGAATGTCAGATAATCAAGGAGTCTCCAGATTTCTTTATCAGAACCATAGATATCTAATAGGTATCTGTACATCTTACGCCAAAGAGCGACATTGATCTTAACGTCTTCTTCAACACGATGTTCATACTCTTCTTGACTCTGATTGAACCAGTCTTGAATGTATGGCTTGTGTATACCCAAGTCATTACCATGGGACTCAAGTCCGTGTTTGTTACGAAGAGGATACAGATACCAAGACACCGCTAGCGTATCGACCAAACGAGCCTTGATCTTAATTCCTAGAAGTCTCTCAAATACTGGAACGTCGAAACGGATCCCGTTATGAATTATGAGTACATCAGCCTCTAGACAGAACTTTCTCATATCATCATAACTAGATGTTACAAAGACTTTACCATCCCCATTTGCTGATGTTGCACCCAAGCAGTATATTTTAGTAGGATCTAGTCCGTCGGTTTCAATATCACATACCCAGATTTTACTCATTATGTTCAATCACATAGTCAATTAATCCTTGCAGGATTGTTACATTATCTCTAGCATGACCCAAAGCTGTATTACAACTTGGACATAGTAGTTTTCTAACTTTACCTGTTTTGTGATTATGGTCTATATTTAATTTTCGTTTAGGTTTAACCCTACAAACATAACAGCGGTGATTTTGAGACTCTAACATCTCTTCGTATTCTTGAATTTCCAGACCGTATTTTTTAATCCTATGTTTATAGGATGCCCTATTGTGAGCCTTTTTTGTCTCTGGATTATCTCGATATCTTTTGTTATTTTCCACTTTTCTACAGGTTTTACAATGATGCCTGTGAGAAATAGTTTTATTACCTGTCTTTTTAGAAGTGTATACTCGTTTATCAAAATCGGAAAGATCTTTTACTTCATAGCATGTAGTACATTCTTTTTTACTCATCCCTATCCTTTTTGTTAACCCAGATATCTGAGTCTGCAATATGATCAAGTACTCGGAAAAAGAAACACAACAATAAACTAGTAAACATTACCCATCCGATAAATTCAAATATCGTCATCTTTTAGCTCCGCTAAATCCCAATGAGGATTAAATGTCCTCATCAGTATCTCCCATTTGGGTAGGGTCATATGGTTGTTCTTTATGGATTAGTTCGATTTCGAAATCCTCAAGAAGACTCCCCCAATCGTCATCGTCTGCTGTATCAAGACGGACTCTCCAATAGGGAGCATCAAAACATCTGACAGTTCCTGTAGAACCTATCTCTACACTATCGTCAGGATAATCAATTACAACTACTCTATCACCTTCTTTGAATTCCATTACAACACCTTATAGGTCCATCCATGAGTATATACAGTTAAAATGTCGTTTGTTTCGAAAGTGTCTTTCTTAGGTCGCTTTCCGATATATCGAATCTTATTGTTTTTAAGATAATCTTCTTTCAATTTCGTAAGCTCATTAGTATCCAATATCTTCTTCCTAATTCCTATAGTTTAATTATACCAATTGCTGAAAAGACTGTCAATAGGTCTAATTCAATTAATGTGTTCCAACATCAGATAAAGACTCTCTTCCTCTCGTTGTTGTCTTGTTGTACAAGAGGAGAGCAACAGAGCTGCTACCACTAAAGTCCCTACTACGAGGATTACTTTATTTCCAAATCTCATTTGTTTTCCTTCGAATAAAATACATCTTGTGCGTAACTCTTACACATGTTTACCCTCTTGGTATAATCAAATTCAGACTTCTCAAGAGTACTCATACACTCTTCAAATGCACTCTTGAACCTACCATGAGAGTCAGTACAAGATGCAAGTGTTACAACTAGTACAATACCGATCAGATACTTACCAACTACTTTATACTTCATTTGATTGTCCTTGTGATTTCAATTATGTTTCTTTCGTCCCTTACGGCGGAACACCAACATACACCAAGAGCAATAAGTGTAAGACATACACACTTGATTACCCACTTGTAGAATTCTTCACTCATTCAGGTAACTCCAATCCTTTCTTTGTGGGACACACAAGCATGAGTTTCTCTTCGTCATAAATGGCATAACCTGCTGGACCTTCCTTGGAACCAATCAGACGTGCCTTCTCTACCATGATCATTGTCTTCAGCCTTTCTACAGGGTCTGTAGAGGTTTTATCACGGAAGAGGGAGATAACCGTGTTTGCTACCTTACTGATGTTTCTAGAGCCTCTGGTGAGTCCGTCGTCGTTGACGTGAGAGATCATAACAAGACAGAAACCGAGTTCCTTAGCTAGGAGCTTAAGTCTCTGAGAGATACGATCCAGACGCTTTCTTTCGTCATCATTCTTGTCTGTCGCACCTGTCGCTAGCCAAGAGATGTGGTCGAAGAAGAGGATCTGACATGAACAAGCAGCCACCATAAAGCGGACGTTATCAATGAAAGAATCTTCGTCTTCTACATCGAAAGAACTATGGAGAACAAAACGACTGTCTTGATCCCCCGCAATCTCCTTAAGAATCTTGAGGACTTCCTGATCCTCGTAGTCATGCTCGGGATGAAGAATAGGCTGTTCGGAAAAATATCCCGCCATTGCCCTGAGAGTTGTACCATTGTCTTCTTCTAGGTGAATGAGGCCAATAGGATGACTGGTGGTCTTCAAGACATGGTTTTCCATAGCCCTAAAGAATTCTGACTTACCTACACCCTCAGGTGCCTTGATAACTACGACTTCACCCTTATGAAGACCAAAGAGCATACGCTGTAGAGTTTCAAAAGGATAATCAGCAAGCTTCTCCTCTCTCTTGGATTTCAGAGCCTCTTCGAACTCTCGCATCGTCGAAAGAAGATTATCAGGAGTGTATCTCTTAACACCTTTCCAAGCGTCATAGTATTCCTTCTGTAGATCATTCTCCAGATAGGCGTTAGCGTCCTTGTGGAGGGTCAGGGAGAGGTTGTAGACTTTACGGAAGTCAAAGAGGCTAGAGACTTTCTTTGCCGCTGCTTGGCCAACCTCGTCATTATCAAAGTTCAATACAATCTTATCAAAAGAATTAATATAATCGTATTCAGCAGTACAATCTACTTTAGCTGATGTAGATGATCTAACAGAAACAACTGCTGTTTCCTCACCAATCATCTGAGAGACTGACATTGCGTCATACTCACCCTCAGTGATAGTGATTACTTTCTTAGAACCCTTGTCGAATACATTCTTACCAAAGAGATGTGCACTAGACATATCCCCCTGAGAACGAAACTTCTTGTCTGCAAGGTTCCTGATCTTGATTGCACCATTGTCGTAGTAGAAAGCTACCTCAATTGGATCACCTTCAAAGAACTTACAACGGACATTAAACCTCTCTAGTACTGACTTACGCAATCCTCTGTGTTCATAAATTTCAAAACTATATTGTGAACTATCCATATCCTCTTCTTCATCTTTATCTTTAAAAAAATGTTTATTACAATCACCCCTGAAACAATGGCCGTCTCCTTTGGAGTTAATCGCATAGGCATCTGAGGATTTCCCACAGGGGCAGGGGAGTCCAGTCTTAATCCACTCTCCAGACATCAGTCATCACCATTGTCCTCATCCAGATAACTCCATTCATCGAGTTGTTCTTGAATGACTTCTGAACATGAGATGCAAATTACCGAATCTCTATATTTGGGGTCTTGGGTGAAAGACATATGTGCACGGTAGTCACCAACCTCAGTCTCAATACTTTCATTAGAGACACAGTTACAAATTGAACAACGACTGATGCCACTACGATTGGTGATCTTAGTCAACTGTTGAAATTCTTTTAGTTTATCCATTAAATATCATCTTCCTTATCACCCATTTGGGTGGGGTCATATGGTGTTTCAACAAAAATCAATTCTAGTTCAAATTCTCTAAATGGAATATCTATGTTAGTATTCATACACTTTGTGTACACCCACCAATAACCGTCATGATAAAAATCGTATTTAGTTACAACAAGGTCCTGAAGAGTTTTTGTATAACCTACTACACGAACTCTATCCCCAATCTTAAACTTCTGAGGATGATATCTCTTGTCATATCGATTTATCACTCGATCAAAGAGTGAAAGTATGAAATCAAATATCTTCATCTGTATCCCCTGCCTGGGTCGGATCGTAGTCCCTCATTGCAGACTTCAGATTTCTAGACTTCTTGGGAATCCATTGGCACTCTTCACTGATAGTTCTAAATTCTTGACGCATAACGCCTTGTTCAAATCTCGTTCCATCGAAGTCTCTACGACTTCTGTTATCTGAAACAAAGCGATAAAATGAACAACGGTTCCGATTTCTTCCAGTATTTCCACTAAGAGTTTCTACACAGAAATAATCGTTATCTTTTGCAATAATAACTCCAGTAAGGTCTGCTCTGTCTCGTTTATTCGAATATTCTACAACATCACCAATATTAAACATTAAATATCCTCATCTTTTAGCGTAGCTAAAATCCCAATGATGATCAAATATCATCATCAGTATCACCCATTTGAGTAGGATCATATGGTACTCCAATTATCTTACGGTACCAACCTGTCCTGACGAAATCACTGTATGACCAGTCATGAGTGTGTCCACTATAAGTTATAGTGCGAGCATGAATTCTTTCGTTTTCTCGGTCATTCTTTACGATGAAATATCCACTTTTTGGTACTGTCTCATTATAATTAAACCAATCCTTGTGGGCTACTGTATCTCCATCAAGGAAATCTTTTGTCTCACATGGTTCATATAGTTCACCAAAATATTCACGAATAGTAGTATGCATCGAATGATTCCTTTTCTTCCCCAATCATATGTGTGATTGAATTACACAACTGTAGTTCATTACCACCAGAGAAACACTCCATCCAGAAGTCAAGATCTACAGTCCACATATGTGCCCTAACTGAAGCTCCTTCTTGTTTTGGATGAGCAAACTTCACCCACTGAGTAGTACGATTGATACAATCTCCATTACCTTCATACTGATCAAGTTGAGTCAGCTTTCGAAGAGGGATACCATATACATCACCTTCTACGTGCTTTAGGTTTTCTCTCTTGAAAATGGGTTTAAATTCATCCCACTCTCGTCCCTTGACTTTATCAAAACAGAACAACAAAGGTTCGGGATTCTTATTTCTCATTGCTGTCTTAGATGTTTTCATGATGAAATTATCACTAAAGGTGACACCAGTACCGTAGTAATTAGCCCCCTCCATTAGAGCAGCTCGGCTACGATACCTTCTGGTATTACCAACGACAAAGACAATGAATTCATCATATGGAGATTTCTTAAGATCAAAGAAGTCTGGAGTATTCTTGGCAGATGTCCCGATAATCTCGTATGC